CAGGGACGGATACATCCAGTTTTGGTCAATCCGTCTCCTTTATTTGGCTATCAACGGCAACCGGCATCCCTTCGGCAACTCTCGCATATATGACCAATACGATGTCTATGAGCTTGACTTCGCTGAAGAACCTGACCTACTCCTTGAGAGAGAGGAAGAAGAAACAATTGAACTTGAACGAATCAACAAAATAAACCAAGTAACCGAATCAGCATACTTCTATGAAAAGGAACTATTCAAGATGTGGTGTTCAGGGATGTCTGCAAGGGCAATCCATAGAAAGACCGACATCTCCGTCCGTGAAGTGTTGAGGGTGGTGAAACTAATGAAAGAACGATGCACACAGAAATAATTGGAATTGCTTGTTTGGCAATCATCATTGTGAACTTTGGCAAACCAGCCGACCTACTCAAACGCTATCTCTACGGAAACGAATACCATAAATGGAAGCGAATGAAACCACTTGATTGTGCTTTCTGCCTGTCTTGGTGGTTGGGCTTGTCCTTTTTTTTATACACTTACGGATGGGTGGGGATATTATACGCATCCATCGCAACGGTGATTGTCGCACTACTTGAGACCAAATTATGAGCAATATAGAATTCATCCTATCCCTTCAACCACTCTTTGACAAGTGGAAGCAAACCCAAGTGTTCCAACCAACTGGAGAGGAAGCAAACAAACTGAACGCAGTCCATCGTGAAATCTTTGGACGCAACTTGCCGAACTGCTCTACCTGTGTGACCGAAGCATTGCACTCACTTTTGATATGGGCAAACCAACAACAAGATGCACTCACCAAAGCACAACTTGCGGACGATGAGCAGAAACCAAAACGCAGAAGAAAAAATGAAAGCAACGATTGAGTTCAATCTCCCTGAAGAACAAGAGGAGTTTGAAGATGCAACAAACGGATGGAAGTGGGGACACGCTATGTGGCAACTGGATCAATTCTTGAGGACAAAGGTGAAGTACGCACCTGATGACGCATCCGAAGAATCCATCAACGCCTATCAAGACGCAAGAGATGCACTCCATCGCATATTGAGTGAAGAGAATCTTGAAATGAGATGAAGAAACACACCTTGACCTACTTCAATCACTTCGGCTATGACATCAGTTCATTCATTCCTTGCGAGGTATGTGGAACAACTGCGGTTGACATCCATCACATTGAAGCGAGGGGAATGGGAGGAAGCAAGGAAGCCGACAACATAGAAAATCTCCAAGCATTGTGCCGGGAATGTCACACCAAGTTTGGGGATCAAAAGCAATTCAAACAATTCCTGAAGGACAAACATAAAATCAAACTCAATGCAAAAAGTTAAATTGTCGGACATCCGACCAAACCCAAACAACCCAAGAGTCATCAAGGATGACAAGTTTAAGAAGTTAGTCAAATCAATTCAGGACTTTCCGCAGATGTTGGAACTCCGACCAATTGTTGTCAATGACGAGATGATTGTGTTGGGTGGCAATATGCGATTGAAGGCATTGGAACACTTGGGTATAGAAGAAACCTTCATCATCAAAGCTGGTGACCTAACCGACAAGCAAGAGCAAGAGTTCATCATCAAAGATAATGTCGGATATGGTGAATGGGATTGGGATCAACTTGCGAACGAATGGGATGTTGAGGACTTGGATGAATGGGGATTGGATTTGCCTTTGGACTTTGTCAAAGAACTGGAAGCCGAAGAGGATGATTTTGCGATTCCCGAAGGCGGAATTGAAACCGACATCGTGTTGGGTGATTTGTTTGAGATAGGTGAACACCGATTGTTGTGCGGGGATTCCACGGACAGTGATGCGGTTGCAAGGTTGATGGATGGTGAAAAGGCAGACATGGTTTTTACCGACCCGCCGTATGGAATGAACGCGGTTAGTAAAAGTGGTGTATTAAAGAAAAAGTACGGCACAGACATTATGGGGGATTCGGACACAAACGCTGCTAAAGATTCGTTTAATTTAATATATTCAATGTATCCCGATGCAATACATATTTGGTGGGGTGCAAATTACTATTCAAGTTGTCTGCCAGATTCTGAATGTTGGATTGTGTGGGATAAAAACAATGGGGAAAGTGACCAAACAGATTGTGAATTGGCGTGGACAAACGCAAGGAGTGTTGTAAGGCAATTTACAAAGGCATCTGAAAAGACTAACCGTGTACACCCAACACAAAAACCAGTTGAATTGATTGATTGGTCAATTAAAAGATTTGCGGAAAAAGCAAAGGTCATTGGAGATTATTTTTTAGGAAGTGGGGCAACAATGGTTGCATCACACCAACTTAAACGCAAATGTTATGGCATGGAACTTGACCCAAAGTATTGCCAAGTGATAATTGACCGAATGAAGAATCTTGACCCGACATTGGTGATCAAGCGTAACGGTAAAACAATGGAATAACAATGGCTGGTAAGGACAATTTGAAACCAATGGTGAAGGGTGAAACACGCAACCCAAACGGCAGACCGAAAAAGGTGGACACCATCTTGAAGGAATTGTTTCTTGCTGAGTACAATGTCAAGTTGTCGCAGAGCCAAACAAACGATATCATTCAATCCATTTTGACCAAAAGCCGAAGCGAGTTGATTGCACTTGGAAAGAATGACGAACTCCCTTTTTGGATAGCGATGATTGCAAAGAAAGCAACACGGGATTATGAGAGAGGAAGCATCCATCTGCTAGAGTTATTATTTGACCGGGTATATGGCAAACCAAAAGAAACACAACATCAAACAATAGAATCCAAAAATTTCACAATAACTTTGAATTTAGACAATGACAACTTACATAGGTAACGGATGGGAGAATGAGTATGGACTCAACCTATCAATCAACATCAACAAATTAAACGAAGCCATCAAGAGTGGTGAACTGGTAGTTAATCAATACGGTGATGTCCGTGTGAACTGCAATCGGATGAAAGCACCACACGAGAAGAGCAAAGCCACACACGCACTTTCAGTTCCCAAAGCACGATGAAGAAAACTTGGAGGGGGTTGGATGTTTACCCACCCATTGACGATGAGTTAAAGCTCGTTCACACATCACAATGTGAGTTCACACTTGCTCGGTACATTGACGATATGTGGATTGACGAACACACCAACAGGTTGCTTGAGGTCGTGTACTGGATGCCAATTCCAATACTACCGAATGAATGAGAGTCATTCAGTCAGGACATATCGGTGATTTAATCTATTCCCTTTCTGCAACAAAGAGAGCATCCGAGTTGCACGGAGAGAAGATTGATTTTCACATCGGATTTCGTGAACCGAATGGAACACCGAATCATCCCGGTGGTGGGTATTGTATGAACCCAATCTCCTATGCTTACATCAAGCCATTGCTTGAGTTCCAACCATACATCCAAAGTGTGCAGATGAATGCTCACGCTGACATCGTGTATGACTTTGACAAATTCCGAAGGCACGAACTCAACTTGAGTGCTGGTGACTTAAGAAGAAGCCATTTCTTTGTGTATCCCGAATTGACTTGTGACTTGACTCAACCTTGTGTGATTGCACCTGAACCGATTGAAGAGCTGAAGGACACAATCCTTTTGAACTTTAGCACACGCTATCGCAACAATGACATCAACTACAAATGTCTCAAGGATCACAAGTGCATCTTCTTTGGATATGAAGAGGAATATCACGCATTCTGCACACGCTTCCAGTTAGATTGTGAACACCTGAAGGTGAGAGATGCTTTGGCATTGGCACAGGTCATCAATTCGGTCAAGTTGGTGATTGGCAATCAGTCATCTACCTTTGCACTTGCAGAGCAAATGAAAGTCAAACGGATGCTTGAGTCCTATCATCATTGCCCAAATGTGATTCCGATGGGAGGAGTCGCTTATGACTACAACAAGAACTACACCTTTCAAAAGATACTAAATGAACTTATTGATATTAACTGATGGAATGAATGGTGTGGTTTATCACCGCATCTATACACCGCATCTTCGTTTGCAGTTGGACGGACAAGCAACAATTGATGTTTGCCAATCTCAAGAGGAATGGATGACGGTTGACTTCTCCAAATATGACCTTGTTGTTTTCTCACGATGGTTGGGCAAATACCAATATGATGTTCTCAAGCGGATCGCTGATGCCAGGAAACCCTATGTCGTGGACATTGATGATTATTGGGTACTTCCTAAATACAACCCAGCATATTGGGCATATCGCAAGGGAATTAAGAACGCCATCAAGGATGCCATCCACTATGCAGATGCCGTCATCACCACAACCCCGATGTTGGCGAAAGAGATTCGCACCATCAACGAGAAGGTGTATGTCGTGCCGAACTGCTTGGACTTAACACACAACCAATGGTCGCAAGTTAAGCAGAAAAATGAGACGGTGAAGATTGGATGGGTGGGAGGAATCACACACGAGGAGGACTTGAAGCTCATCGCTGATGACATCAACGCTATGGATGTGGAGTTCTACATTGTGGGTTACACTCCGAGTGAGCATTGGAACAACATCGTCAAACTGATTCCAAAAGCCAAAATTGTGGAAGGCACAAGCGTTTGGGAATATGGCGAGGTTTACAAGCACTTTGACTTCGTACTTGCACCACTTCAGGACAACCACTTTAACCAATGCAAGAGTGAGTTGAAGATTGTGGAGGCAGCAGCGTATAGCATCCCTATCATTTGCTCTGCCGTGTTCCCTTACCTTTACCACGCATCAAACGATGGAGTGATATTCACCAACAAGAACAATTGGAGAGCATCCATTGAGAAACTCATTCACGCTGGTCACTCGGTTCGTCAATCTATGGGACGGAGTAACTTTGACTATTGCAACACCTATCACAATTTAGAACTGCACAACCTTACTCGGTTGGCGGTTTACGATAAACTATGCAAATAAACTACAAGCGACCATATGTGACCAGTTACCAACAAGCCATCCTTGATTGTGAGGAGAGGTTTACGATAACGGCTGCGAGTACAAAGACGGGAAAGACCGCATCGCACATCATATGGTTGTTTGAACAAGCTCTCAAGTGCAAGGATGGGCAATCGGTTTGGTGGGTTGCTCCAGTATACCAACAAGCGGAGATTGCATTCCGAAGGATGAAAACACAAGTCACCGATGTCAACTTCTTCCAAAGCAACGAGACCAAATTACTGCTCACCTTACCAACAGGATCACGCATTGAGTTCAAGTCAGGGGAGAAACCCGACAACTTGTATGGGGATGATGTGTACGCTGCCGTCATTGATGAGGCGAGTCGTATGCGTGAGGAGTCGTGGTATGCTATGCGTTCAACCCTAACTGCCACACAAGGCAAGTGCAAGTTGATTGGGAATGTCAAAGGCAAAAAAAACTGGTTCTACAAATTAGGAGAAAGGGCAAGGAGCGGAGAGAGTGACTATCGCTATTTCAAAATAACCGCATACGATGCCGTCAAGGAAGGCATTCTCAAACTTGAGGAGGTAGAACAAGCAAAGCGTGACCTTCCTGAAAATGTATTCAACGAACTCTATCTCGCAGAACCAGCGGATGACAAGACCAACCCTTTCGGAATTGACAACATCCGCAGATGTTACCGACCTGTCTCAAGGGGTACGGTTGTCGCTTGGGGAATTGACCTTGCAAAATACTCGGATTATACCGTCATCGTGGGATTGGATGCCAACAATCAATGTGCATATGTTGACCGATTCCAAGCGGATTGGGGTATCACACAAGATAGAATCATTCGGTTGATTGGAAACACTCCAGCGTTCATTGACTCAACAGGTGTGGGTGATCCTATCGTGGAACAAATCCAAAGGATATGCCAAAGAGTCAAGGGATTCAAGTTCACATCCCAATCCAAACAACAACTAATTGAGGGACTCGTTCTCTCCGTTCAACAAAACTCGGTATTTTTTCCTGAAGAACCAATTGGCTCGGAGATGGAGAACTTTGAATTTGAATACACAAGAACTGGTGTGAGATACACCGCACCATCAGGACTTCACGATGACTGCGTGATGGCTCTCGCATTGGCGGTGGATTGCAAGTCACACAATAGACCAGGAACTTTTTACTTTGCCTAACTCGTTACAAATTGAAACGCTATGAAATGGAATAATATAACCATCTACCAACTGCAAGAGATTCACTCTTGTCGTGATATGTCTCACATTGAGAAAACAATGAACACCCTTGCCATCGTCAAAGATTGGTCAATGGACAAGGTGGAGTCAATGCCGATTGATGAGCTGACAAACGAACTGAAGAAGTTGGAGTTCTTAAACACGCTACCAACCGACAAGGTGCGATTCTCTTTCCGACATCGTGGAAGGCGTTGGAAGTTAGCCAAGACAACAAACGAGATTTGCGGTCACCACTTCATTGAACTCCAGCAAGTATTCAACGGTGATATGATTGAGTCCCTTCACAAAGTGATGGCGTTGCTGACTTACGAGGTGGACTTGTTGGGACGGACAAAGAAGGTGACGGATGCACAGGCACACTATCAAGAGAAGTGTGAATTGTTCTTGTCCCTTCCAGTCACCACCGCTTACTCCTATGCAGTTTTTTTTTCGGCAGTTTATCCCAAACTATTGGAAACTATCCTAACCTATTTGAAGGAGGAGATGAACCAATTGAGCAAGGAAGCGTAAGTCCATTAGCGTGGTTGGAATTAGTTGACAAGATTGTCAAAGGGGATCGGACAAAATGGGATACCATCTTGCAGATGCCGTTGATTGAGTTCCTGAACACCATCGCTTTCTACAAGGCAAAGACCAAAGAACGGCAGAAACGATTGGAGCAGTCAGCAACAAAGGGATTCAACGCCTATGTTGTGGCGTGTTTGAACGAGATGTTGTAACAAATTTATGGCAGTATTTGTTACAAATTGCCAAAATATAGGATTAGTGGCAAATGTTTGTTTCAATACACTTGTTTTATACCAAAGGGTATTATACCCTTACACATATAACTTGTCATAAAAGGGACTAAACTATATGCTTTTGAGTATGATATTACACTTTATCGTTGGATATTTGTGACATTATCACAAAAATTCAACCTTAAAGTTGAATCTATCCGTCATAAACTAAACCTATAGGTTAACCATTATATTATGCAATTTGTGCATATTGCTGTGCAATTAACCATTATATTGTTAAAAATGGGTGCAACTCAAGAAAAATGGGTGCATTTGGAACGCATACCTTCAACCGCTATTTTCTATCGTGGCACTATCTATCACACAACAACCAAACGAGTATGCTCCAGCGTACAACGATACCAACTTTGTAATTACGGAGTCATCAGGTGGCATCTACACAAAGGACAATTTCAAGTTCATTGCAGAGGTCAAGCAGAACACAACTTCACTTGCCAAGCTC